GCCGTTCCTGGGTGCATTACATCACGCTCAGGGGTGCAAATGGAACCCAGAAGGAACACATGGAAATCGCTAATGCCGCAAAGGCAATTTTCTGCGAACAATTCCCAACTGTAGGTAAAGCACTTGAGTGGAATGAAAATTAATGCTGTCCGCTATGTCAGTGAACCTCCAGTAACTCCTTTTGCTCCAACTTGGGACTTCACTCTCGCTAACGCACAGATTGACATTGATCTTGATAAGTTAAAAGATTTGATTCTTGAAAAAGAAGTCGAAATTAAAGAAAAGTTTGTATCTGATTTGAATGATGGTCAAACGGGTCTTGGAACAGATAGTTTGACCGCCAGATTCAAATATTTCAATGTCTTGAAGTGGAATAGTCCTGAATGTAAAAAACTTCACGAGAGTATTCGTGAAATCCATACAAAATATTATGACACTTTGGTGGGTGGAGATATTCCACCCCTAAAAATTAGATGTTGGGCAAATGTTTTAAGAAAGGGAGAATTTATCGATAAACATTCACACTCTCATCATCCACATACCTACTTAAGTGGTCATTTTTGTGTAAGTGCAACTAACACTTCAACTAACTATATTCCACCCTATACTGACTGGGGAGATGATATAATTGTAAAGAATAATCCTGGAGAATTGACACTATTTCCTACATGGTTGCCTCATTACACAACTAAGACTGAAGTAGATGAACCCAGAATTACTATCGCATTTGATATTGTTCCTTCCGAGGGATGTCTTCACCTCGATGAAGACAATCTGGTCGAACTCTAAATATTACATACACAATGTTTTGAAATGGCAACTTATCCTGTAAAGAATACCGTAACTGGTGAAACAAAAGAAGTGGTTATGAGTATCCATGATTGGGATCAGTGGAAACTTGATAACCCAGAATGGATTAGAGATTTCTCCGACCCTAGCACATGTCCTGGAGTAGGAGAAGTTGGTGAATGGAAGGACAAACTTCGTAAAAAGGCACCAGGATGGAATGATGTGCTTCGTAGAGCACAAAAAACTGGAAACAACCGTCAAAAACTTACCCTCGATTAATCCCTATGCCCAGAAAGAGAAAATCGTCTGAACCTATTGGTGTTGGTATGACTGCTAAACAGATGAGAAGGAAGAAACCGATTAATACGGACTTCCTCGTTGATATTACTCCTCTCACAGATAATCAAGAAACACTCTTCAAAGATTATCATCTTGGGAAAAACATTTTTGCATACGGAGCAGCAGGTACTGGTAAAACCTTTATTGTGCTGTATAATGCTCTTAAGGATGTTTTAGACGAACACTCTCCTTATCAAAAAATCTATATTGTCCGTTCTCTCGTTTCTACCAGAGAGATTGGTTTCCTCCCTGGAGATCATGAGGACAAATCTGCTCTTTACCAGATTCCTTATAAGAATATGGTAAAGTATATGTTTGAACTGCCTACAGATTCTGACTTTGAAATGCTGTATGGCAATCTCAAGCAACAGGAGACCATTTCTTTCTGGTCTACATCTTTTATTCGTGGAACCACTCTTGATGATGCTATCATCATCGTTGATGAGTGTCAGAACCTGAACTTCCACGAACTTGATAGTATCATTACTCGTGTCGGTGAGAACACCAAGATTCACTTCTGTGGTGATGCTACTCAAACTGACCTTACAAAAACATATGAGCGTAACGGCATCCTGGACTTTATGAAGATCTTGGAACAAATGCCATCATTCTCGTCTATTGAATTTGATGTCAACGATATCGTTCGTTCTGGTCTCTGTAAGGAATATCTAACTACAAAACTGGCTCTTGGTATGTAATGTTTAATCATCTTGAAATTGAACTCCCTCGTTTAGAGAGAGACACCATTGATGGTGTTCGATACTATGATACACCTGATGCAAAGATGGTATCCATTACCTCTATCATCAGTTTTTATGAACGGGAAAAGTTTGCTAAATGGCGTAAACGGGTCGGTGATGAGGTTGCCAACGAGATTACTCGGAAGGCAACCCGTCGGGGAACCGACATGCATACTTTGACCGAACATTATCTTAAAAATCAGGACCTTCCAGAGGTTCAACCACTTCCCAACTTCTTATTCAAGATTGCTAAGCCTACTTTGAATAAGATTGACAATATTCACACTTTAGAAGGTTCTCTCTATAGTAAAGAACTTGGTGTTGCAGGCACTGTTGACTGTATCGCTGAATATAACGGCGAATTAGCGATTATTGACTTTAAGACTAGCAAGAAACCAAAACCAAGAGATTGGATTGATGGTTATTTTGTCCAATGTGCTGCTTATGCTTGCATGTATTACGAACTAACGGGTGTTCCCGTTAAAAAGTTTGTGATTATCATGGCATGTGAAGACGGTAGTTGTAAAGTGTACGAAGAGTATGATAAACTTAAGTACATGAAGTTACTCACAAAGTACATCAGAAATTTCGTAGAATTTAAACTAAATGGAAAATGAACTAAGCAAAGCTTTGGGCAAAAAATTCATGAATGCCACAAAGTTCTCTTTAGAAATTGAAAATCTAGTCTTGCGTGAAAAGATCAATTATATTGAGGCAATTGTTCTTTTCTGCGAAGAAAATAATATTGAAGTAGATTCGATTACCAAACTCATTTCAAAACCTCTGAAGGAGAAATTGAAGCGTGATGCTATCGATCTCAACTTCATGAAAAAGACCACGAGAGCACGGTTGCCGCTCTAAATAAACCAGGCAGAGGAGAAAAATGTCTGACTTCTTTGAATCGGAATTTGTCCAAGAGGCAATCCAAGATATTAATGAACTTCAGGAAGAAATCTATACTGAAGTGTTTGCTTTCGACAAGTTGGATCGTGAAGATAAGGTCAAGCATCTTGACAAACTCGACACTCTGCTGGAGAAACAGAGGAATCTATACACTAGAATGACTCTCTCCGATGATCCTCGCGCAAAAGAAATGCGTGATAATGTCCGTAAGTCTGCTATAATGATGGGGTTCCCATCTGATGTGGACTGTGGGGTTCTCTTTGCAAACATGCAGAAAACCCTCGAAAATGTCAGGAAACAGATTTCTTGACATGGGCGCTGGGTCCGCCCTATAATAGACCCGTACAAACCAAATCCATTTCACAAGCCAAATCCAAATGTCGTTTTCTAATCTCAAGAAACAGTCCTCCCTCGGTTCCCTGACTGCCAAACTGGTCAAGGAAGTAGAAAAAACCAATAAGGGAGGTGGCGCGTCTGATGATCGTCTTTGGAAACCCGAAGTCGATAAAGCAGGTAACGGTTATGCAGTTATCCGTTTCCTTCCCGCTCCTGAAGGCGAAGATCTTCCGTGGGCAAAGATGTATTCCCATGCCTTCCAAGGTAACGGTGGTTGGTACATCGAGAATTCTTTGACCACTCTCGGTCAAAAAGATCCTGTTTCCGAACTCAATACGAGTCTCTGGAACAGCGGCAGTGATGCCGATAAAGAGACTGCTCGTAAGCAGAAGCGTAAACTCTCTTATTACGCTAACATCTATGTTGTGAAGGACCCCGCAAATCCTGACAACGAAGGTCGTGTGTTCCTCTACAAGTTTGGTAAGAAGATCTTCGACAAGATCATGTCTGCCATGCAACCTGAGTTTGAAGACGAAGATCCCATCAACCCCTTCGATTTCTGGGGTGGTGCAGACTTCAAGATCAAGATCAAGAAGGTTGCTGGATACTGGAACTATGATAGTTCCGAGTTCGCTCGTCCTGGTGCTCTCCTGGATGACGACGATGCTATGGAAGCAATCTGGAAGAAGCAATATTCTCTCGCTGAGATCGTTGATCCTTCCCAGTTCAAGTCCTACGAAGAACTGAAGAAGCGTCTCGATTATGTTCTTGGGATCACTGCTGCTCCTAAGGCACCCGATCCTGAAGTTCGTGATGAAGAAGACGATTATAGTTTTCAGTCTGTCCCCAAGGCAATGAAGGAAGAACTGAATTCTCTGTCATCCTCCAACTCTAATGATGAGGATGATGCTCTGAGTTACTTCCAGCGTCTTGCTGAAGAGTGAGTATAAATAGAGGGAGGGAAACCTCCCTTTTTCTTTTGTAGTCTCATTAATTACAGAAATGTCATTCCAAGGTACACCATTTGTTGTCACTTATGATGATGGTGACAACACCAACACTCAACAAATTGAGGTTGTTGCAGAATCTGCTGCTCTTGCAGAGCAAAGAGTAAGACATCTTTTCCCCTCCGCTCAAAACATTGTAGTCGCTGCTGCCTGATAAATGTCTCGCAATCAAGTCATTGTTTATAATGGAGATGATGGCTACTGTAATGTAGTCATTCCATCGACACAATGCATTCTCTCTGACGAGGATATCATTGCAAAGGATGTCCCCGTTGCTGAGTATGCGGTGATCGATCACACTGAATTGCCCACCAAGACATTTAGAAACGCATGGAAATACAACCACTCAAGTTCGACTGTGGATGTGGATCTTGCAAGTGCCAAAGAAATAACGACCAAACTTCTAGAGGATCGTTATCTGGCAACGGAGAAACAGAACGAGGAGATCACGAGAGTCGCCAACATGAGGGGACAAACTCCAGAACTTCTTGATAATCCCGCAGTTCCGTACTCTACTATTAACGCCAAGAAAAGCGTTAATGGTCTTCTCAGTCTTCTCTAAGTTAAATCGTTATAAGCAACTTTTCCAGTGCTAGGATTGTACTGGGAAGATTCCTGATATTGCAAGAACTCTCTAACTTCATTAAGGAACGATCCTAGGAACTCTTTCCTGAGTACCTTGATCGTTCTTTTTTTGTTATTTTTTCTAGTTTCAATCAACCAGTTGGATACACCTACAACAGGGTTCAGTGTTTGTCCAATGTTGTCTGGATCAGGGATTGTGAATCCTGAATCTACAATTTGACCAGCAGGAAGAATAAGTCTTCCGTTGCTGTCCTTAACTTCTTTAGTTTCGTAGTGCCTTACTGCGTTGAGAAACTCTCCGTACTTATCTACCGCATAATCATAAAGAAGTCTGGAACTGGTAGGCCATTCGTCTCTTACATTGATGATGTTGGCAGTTAAGAGAACTACCCAGTCATAGTAAGGACTACCATACAAAGTCTCTGCTACATTATCAGGTCTTTCACCTTCGTAGATATCATATTTTACAAAGTTAGTAGCATACAACAGTGCAGAATCTTTGATCTTCATCCTAAGGAAGAGATTCTTGACATCTACATACTGCTTTCTAGCNCCACCNGTTTGTNNTGGNTTNAGGTATTGAAAGTCTGGTANTANTCTGAAGTAAGANTTGCTAGCCATTAGTATGCTCCGTTGTTGAAGTCGTCAGAGTAAATGGGTTCAAGTTCCGTGAATGATAGATTCAATCGATAGTGTACTGGACTTCCACTTTCATATGTTGCATATGCTCCCGATCCAGTATAATCAACGCCAATGTCGGTCATGGCACAGATTTTGAATTTGTTTAAAAATGTATTCTCCTTGCTACCTATTTTATATTTTAGTCTGAATACATTTGGAGTTTCTAGAAAAGCATTTGCACCTTTTGTCCTTTTTGCAGACATGCTTCTTTTCAATAGTTGAATTATATCTCTTACTTTATCTGCTTCATCTTTGCTCCTAGGAACTAAGTCCCAGTTAAAACCGAAAGGTCTCAGAGATACTCCATTGAA